GGTCCAAGTGCCATTCACTGGGCCGTCCCAAAACCAGCACCAGTCTTTGCCTTGGTGTGGGTCTGCGGTTTCGCGCATTTTCTCAAGGACGCTACGGTGCACTAACAAGCAGCCAGTTCCGACTGCTTCTACTTGAAAAATCGCATTCTTGTCGTATTTGTCAAGCGGTATAAAGCCAGCCGCTGTATCTTGAAATATCGCCGGCATTGGTTTCGGATAGACGTTGGTAGCTGCGTCCATCGCGGCGAACACTAAACCACTAACCACAGGCCGCTCTTTGTCATGTGCAGTGTCGCAAAGGAGATCAAAAACCGGCACTGACAGTTGTTCGTCCGTGTCTATCATCAGCAACCAGTCAGACTCGGTTTGCTCAAGAAAAGACTTGACGACTTCGTTGCGCATCTTGCTCAATAGCCCTGAGCCGCGCACTCGAACCAGCGGTCCTAGTCTTGCGTTGCGAGTAGCAACCAGTTGAAAAATCCGCGCCATGAACTCGCCGGTAACGATGCCCGGGTCGCAGACGCCTATAGATATTGTGTGCCCTGTTTTCATGTGCCCCCTGTGAAAGGTGCAGAGCAGACAAGTCGGGGGAGTCCTGTCTGCCCTGCACTTTACTTATTTAGTTGTTCGTTCGGTTAGAACGAAGGTGCTACGAGACCGGTACCGCTGATGATAGATGCGGCGGCTGCGTAACGCTCTGCTGTGAATGCAGCATAACCGTATACGACAGTCTTGATAGTCAAGCTGCCCGGTGCTGTTGCATCGAAGCGGAGTGAGAATGGAGCACCTGATTGCTCCCAAAGGTGCATTTCGCGAGAATCAACCAAGTAGATTTCGTCTTGGTTAGTTGCTGCGCCGTAGGTTGTGCCTACGTTTGCATCTGTGATGATAGGGAGTCCGAGTAGCTGGTATCCGGAGTTTGCGTATTGTGCAACTCCAGCGCCAACGCCTGCTGCATTCATTGGGCCGTTAGCTGTTGGAACAACAACAGGGCGTCCTGTTGTGTCTGTAGCTGCGAGCAAGAATGCTAGACGACGTGGGTGCATAATCCAGTGTGTCGGTGTGGTGAAAACGTTGCTCTGTACTTGCTGAAGTGCATCAGCGAGCTTTGGATAGAGCAGTGCAACTGTTGGAGTTGTTGCAGTGAAGGTAATAGCGTTTCCACCGGAAGCGCGGATACCCTTGATTTGTCCGTTGTTGCCGGTACCATTCAAGACCTGTGCGTCAAGAGTGGTGTGCCAAGAACGGATTAGGTCGCGAAGTACGAACTCGTCAACGCCAGTTCCGCGCTCGATAACCTGACGGCTGAGGTCCTGTTGTCCAGCGATGGTGCGTACGTTGATAGTGAGCAGTGTGTCATCAGCGTCAGTCTCAGAAACAGCAGTGTTCTGTGTTTCCTGAACTGCGGTTGATGTACCTGTGGTCATTCTGCTGATGTTCAGCGTCATGCCTGCAGGTGGAAGTGGCATCTTGTTTGTTGCAAAGTCTGCCGTTGGTCTTCCGGCCCGAGCTAACGGGGCGGCTAAATCGACTAGATATTGCGGGACTACAAGGCCAACAAAGTTTGAGGTGTCAACGTCGCGGCGTTCGACAGACTCTTCTTTCATGTGACGTGCAAGGCGCTCGTTTGCTGCGAAGTCATTGCGGACTTGAGCATTGAAAGCATCGCGCACGAATGAATTACCAGATGCTGGTGTGTAAGTGCGTGGCTCGGAAGTTACCTTGATGCCAGACGCCTTTGGTGCTGCAACAGCAGCAACAGATGCACGAGCTTCGGCAGCCTTAGCGTCTGCGTCTGCTTGTGTTTTTAGCTTGTCGATCTTTTCATCGAGTGAACGTGACTCAGCGACGAGGGCATCAACCTTCTCGGTTTCCTCAGCGGTCAGATCTGTGCGGTTCTCAGCAGCAACTGCTTCAAGAATCGCGTCCATTTCAGACTTCACTGCTTCACGGCGCTCAACGACTTTGTCTAAATAAGACATGTGTTTTGCTCCTTATGAGGTTATTTGGAATCGAGGTGGTGGCGATGAGGTTCTCGGCGCCCGGTAAGGGGGTGAGAGTCTCGCTCCGACTTCGTTATCTGCCAGCGATGCCAGCAGAATGCTATTTGGTGCGCTCGACTAGCGCTTTGGCCAAACGCAACGAATAGCTGCGTAAGCCTTCTTGTGTGCCGACCTGAGTTAAGCCCGGGTCTTCAACGACGTCCGGCGAACCGGCTTCGATTTCCTCGTCCATTTCGTCCTCATACTCTGAGTCCTCAACGGGGGCTTGAGCGTCCATCAAGGCCGCCATCATTGTCACTGCTTTCATCACGTATTCGTGGCCTTCAGAAAGGTCATCAAACACGGTCTGCAAAACGAGCATCGACTCGCCGGTTATCTCGCGACCTTCTTTGACAGCTTCAATAGCCTTGCGTAGGTGCTCGCGAGCTTCAACCGAGGTGGTTGGGTAAGCAGGATAGGTGACAACACTGACGTCGCCGTCAGCAAGCGAAACCTCAGTGAGAGTGCGCTCTGTGCGGTCGTTGTTCCATTTTTGACGGATTACGCGAAACGCGAAGCTCATTTGGTCAACGTCGCCGCGTTCAATAAGAGTGTAGAGATCTTTGGCCTCTGTTGTGTCTGGTAGCTCGGCATCAAAGCGCAAGCCCACTTCGTCTTCAGTAAGCGACAAAGTGCCGTTTTTGGTGCGGGCCAGTGGCAGTCCTTCGTGGTTGATTAGCAAGCGGACATCGGGTGTCTCGCTTAGAGTCTTGCGGAAAGCGCCCGGAGCGATGCGCTCTCTGAATGGCAGTGGTACACTGGCATCATTGAAGACGGCGGCGTATCCACTAAGTTTCATCTTGCCATCGGCTTCACGGGTTTCAACGTTGCGCACCGTGTAAGTGCGACGCTCGATTTTCTTCATCTTGCTCCTGTCTTCCCCCTTGTTTGTGCGTGCAACTTCACCACCGGGTTCGATTCCTTCAGAGATCGAAACCGCAACCATTTGGTCAATGGCGTCTTGCTTGTTGTCGTGGCAGCCCATTGTGGTGTAACTGCCGTCTGTTTCTTGCTTGACGGTGGCCCAACCAGAGCAGTCGCTCTGTTGGTCGGTAATGAAGTATGGCATTTTAGACCTCGTACACTGCTTTCGGGTTAGTTGGGTCAATAGTGGCAACGCCCTGAAGCTGTCCCGAAGGAACGCCGGTGTGTTCGATGCGTGGCATTCCAACCGCTTCAAGAGCGGCTGCCGGGTCAAAACCGACCTGAATCAGGTTGGTTGCTATCTCAGCGCGAAGTTTCATGCCGACCTCTTTTGCATCAGTAAGGTCGATGTTTTGCAAAGGCACGCGGTACTGATCTCCGTCAGTCACTGGTGCCATTTCTTCAAAAGCGTGAACGTCATTGACAGACAAAAAGCCCTCTTGCAGACCTTTAGTGTAAGCATCGTAGCGTTCTAACGTGGTGCCACGAAGCAAAGCGTCAAGGTTGAACTTGATAAAGCCGTCAGACTCTGGAAGTAGCGGCGAAAGTGCTTGCTCTAAACGCTCTAAGAGTGGACGGAGTGAGTGTTGAACGAATGATAGGTTCTGAGCTTCAACTGATGCAAACGACATCGCGCCGGCAACTGGGTGGCCAAGAAGTGAAATGGGGACTCTGAACAAGCGGGCGATTTCTTCGACCCCAAAGCGGCGTACTTCGATGAGTTGTGCGTCGGCGGCGTTGAGAGCAAGCGGCTTGAAAGACGCGCCACCCGTCAAGACACCAAGTTTACCAGCTCTGTATGGGCCTGAGTGGTCAAGACGCCAGTTGCGTGAGATGCTTTCGATCTGTTCTTGCGTCATCTCGCCCGGTGTTTCAATGACGCCGCCGGGATTAGCAGCGTTGCCAAAGTAAGAAGCTGCATAAGTCTCTGCAGCCATCGCAGAGCCCACTGTCAAGCGGGCTGCTCCGATAGGGCCAAGGCCGTAAAGCTGGCCCGGAAGTCTGAACATCGGAATATGGATAAGCTCGTCTTTGGATAGCGTCATCACGCTTGCCATGTGCTCGTCAAACACTTCGTATACCAGCGGCTCGTTGACACCCAGGCGGCGAATGCGCACGCGCTCTGGGTTTATGCAGTAAAGCTCAATGACTTCGCCCAAATCGTCACGTACAGTGAGAATGTAGGCGTTACCGTGAAGGTTAAGGCTTGAGATGACTTGCTCGTAAAACTCGAGTCTTGTGGTCTCAGCGTTTGGCTTGTTGACCCAAGCTGGCTGGTCTCCGTAAACGACAGCGTAAGGCAGACGGTTGCGGCCGCGACGCACATAAGCGCCAAGCGGCAAGCTGGAGATGGTGTCTCCAAGAAGGCGAACGCAGGCGTAAACGGTGGACATGCGAACTGCAGTGTCTGGGTTAACATCGACACCAGCGGGTGAAGCGTAGGCCGGACGACCGGGTACTAGCGGCTCCACAAACTGATTTTGTGCTCGCTTTTCACCTGCTTGACGCAGACGCTTGGATAAGCTCATTGATTCGCCTTTGCTGTTGTGTCGTACCAACCCTCGCCCCAAAGAGTGAGGAGTCTTGTAAAGTAGTCTTCATAACGCTTGGCTATCACGTCAAGCGAGTAACGTGTTACTGCGTGCTTGCGAATGGCTTTGCGGTTGAGTTTAGTTGCTGCCGTTGCTGCCCCCATGAACTCGCCGAGAGTCCTGCAGCGGAATCCGGTAACGCCGTCGATGTTGGTCTCAGTGAAAGCGCCCCAGTCAGTTGTAATAGTGGGGGTGCCGCATGCTTGAGCTTCAATGACGACGTTGCCGAAAGGTTCGATATAAAGAGTCGGTGCGAAGGTCGCTATCGCGCCACCCATGAGTTGTGCTCGTTTTTCAGGACCGACTGCGCCGATAAACTCGCCGTAGCCTGTACCCTCGCCGGGGCCGGCCAAGATGAGGCGCTTGCCAAGGCGCTCGCAAGCTTCTTGCGCTATCCGGTAGCCCTTGCGCTCGATGATGCGGCCGATGTAAAGGTAGTAGTCGCCGTCGCCGCTGCCCAATGGGAACATCTCGGGCTCGAGATACCCGGGAATGACAGTGTCATAAAACTGACCGTCAACAGTTGTCGGGTTCTTGTGAGCTGCGTAGATGCTGTGCATCCAAGCGTAGGACTCAAAAACGCGGTACTTGCTAAAGACTCCACCATAACCAACACCAAACTCCACCGACAAGTGCTCGGGGAAAGCATCGGCGACAGGCTTGTGTGCGTAGCCGCCGATAAGGCAGATGAAATCAGTCGGTTGAAGCCTCGTTGTCATCTCGCGGACGACGTTTGTGTTAAAGATCTGCCAGTGCGGCAGGTTGGTGTCAAATGAAGCTTGTGTGTAGTGAAGCCCCATGCAAGCAGCTTTGCGCTGGTCTTCATAAATGCATGTGATGAGCTCTGTAACTGGTGCTTCGACTTGCTCGCCAGCGTAAAGAAAGACTTCGTGCCCAAGACTTGTCATCATCATGCAAAAACGCCGCACCTTTTCGGTGTAAGCACAGTTTGCAAAGTCTTTTGTTACTTGCGTGTGTGGCAAACTAACTA